CATTGTTCCCCATTGCTGAACACCTGTTCACAGTACACGAACATATATTGCACCGCCTAACACCATACTGAGGAACTAAAGCGGTCTTAGTTAGTCATGTCTAACTATTGCACCGCCTAACACCATACTGAGGAACTAAACACGGTCTTAGTTAGTCATGTCTAACTATTGCACCGCCTAACACCACACTGAGGAACTAAACGCGGTCTTAGTTAGTCATGTCTAACACCACACCACACCAGCCAACCTCACATGGTTCTAGTTAGCTTTGTCTAACACAATGACCCACGTGGGTCCGTAGTGGATTATGTGAAATTCAAAAAATACTTGTATTCTAGAATACTTGTGTTATACTATGAGTGTAAAGAAAGAGAGGACATAAAAATGACAAAAGAAAAATATAAAGAAGTACTAGAAACACAATACAATGATGTGATAGCAAAGATTAAGGGATGGCATGAGTTGCCTAATGTGTTACAATCATTAAGTGATTATACAGCTATTTGCATAGCTATGTGTGAAAGAATATATGACGATAAAGATATTAATTATTGTGATTATATTTATTTGAATGAGTCAATTAATAATAATCTTAAAGAAGTGTGTAGGATAGTTAGGAGGTAGGTGCATGAACACAGCTATTGAATTGGAATTTTATTTTGTTTGGGATGATATGATAGTCTTAAAAACAAAATCGTATCATGATGTTTTAGCTCTTGCAATTGAGTATTATAATAAATATGGTGCAGATCATGATTATTATTTATATACTGTCAATAAACATGACTTTAAAGATTTTATTAAAATAAAAGAGTGATAATTAATATCACTCTTTTAATATTTACTCAGTATATAGCTTAATAATCTTTTAGTCTCTTGGTTGTTGTAATACACACAACCATCACGATATGATCGTATTAACATATTCAATCTTTGGTCTTTACGCCAAAGTTTAGCGATCATCATATTTTCGCGGTTATTACTACCTATGGAATAACAATATCCGTATTCCTTATTAATCTGTTGGTTGATATAAACATAACCTGTATTCATATCAATCCAAGCACCATAATAAATATCATCATAGTACAATGTACATAAATAATCGCATACATTTGTTTTCTTCTTAATAAAGTCATCTGTATCATATGCAAATTTACCAGCGTTATACTCTCCGTATGTTGTTCCGGATATTAATTTATGAAATTTTGATTTTTCTTTGTTACCTTTTTTATAATCACTATGACACACTTGTATAACAATTTGTTCAACTGAATCATTACCTTTAAATGTGGTAAACTCTTTTGATAGGTTGGGTGTCACACCAAAATAACTGAAATAAGGGTTTACAATACTAACATTGTTTGCCAATAAATACACGTGACCTTCTCGTTGCCTAAAAATTGAATCAATAATATTTAGTAGAATTTCAACCTCATTAGGAATATAGGCATTGAATCCAGCTTTTTCGGGTATAAATTCATCTAGTATGATCGTGTCCACATCTACATAACTAGTTGATTTTAAACTTGCAAAACTAGTTAAACTTGTTGCGTAACCCATTTCACAACCATTAATTAAAAAGGTGGTGAAATTAGAACCACCTAATATTTTAAATTCATCATCTTTAAAATTTTCAAATTGATCATTAAGAAATGTTTTGATTTTTTTAAGGTCCGTTTTATACCTTCTTAAATAAAGAAATTGTTTTCCTTTTTTCTTATAGCGACTTATACAGTCTTTTTTAAATCCATAGGTCTTACCAATACCACGACCGCCAATAATAAAATTTAAAAACTTGTTATAAGATTTTATCCCTGTTGGACTGTACCAGTCTATAACTTTTGTCATTTAAAAACTCCGTAAGGTGTTGTATTGTAACCCCTTGAGTTAAGCTCACCACAAGCCATCCAACGACGAGAGTTGTCTGAGCCAATCCAACTAATCCAGCAATAACCCTCGCGTTTAACGAATCCGTCATACTGAACATGCATACCATTCGTATAATATAATCCTGTGTCTTTACCTTTTAAGCTCGGTGCGCGTCTGATTTTAATCGTGCAATTTGGGTAGAAAGTTCCGATTTCTCGATGAAAATCACTAGGGATATAATTTAAAATATCCTCTGTAGTTTCATTTAATACCATAGTTTTAGGAATAAACACTGTAGAATACATAGCTGAATAAGGAAGTGTAATAATATTAAAACCTTCATTGTTTCCATGTTGATTTGTTCCGAAAAAACGTCCATATGAACTATTCACGTCACTATCGAATATTGCGATATGACTATAAGGTGTAACACCTGGTACGACTCTGAAAACAACAATTGCCCCAGGTTGTAGCTGTGTTGTTTCAATGCAATGTGTTAACATCCCATTTGTTTTTCTGTTTTCCCAAATGTCTTTTACATAACCACTACTTGTACAATTTGCGCCTTTAAATCCGTTATATTGACAATAGTCCATATATCCATCCCAGCATTGACACCCGTAAGCGCCATCATGATCTACAACCCTACCCATCATCTTTTGTCTGTAATTATAATATTTATTTGTATCAATATTCATATTTATTACCTCCTAGAAAATATTGAAAAATAACCCATATTCTTGCAATTCCGCGTATAATTCATTTTCAATTGTAATGACTGCACGTCGAGAACCTTGTAAAACCTCAGCCAAAGTCTGAATACCAATGTTTCCTTTACGTTTAAAACTATATTCTTCATGTCCTGTTGTATCATTCGCGCTTTTTGGTTTGGTAATTGTCTTAGCAATATTGTTTACATAGTCATTTGTTTCAATGTCAATACGTCCCTCCGGAGTTACAGACTGTAAAGCGATACTCGTATCTTCTCCGCTCGCCTGTGTATTCCCTCGACTATCACGTGTATAAGTTTCTGTGTAGTTCGTGTTTGCGGTCGGATCGTCTTGGTCTTGAAAAGGAATAGTTTTAAATAATGTATAATATCTATCCATATTGATTTCAAACCAGTGTTGAAGTTCAAATTTCCAATACGCATAAGTTTCTTGACCGATTTCGTCAAACCAAAAATGTTTTAGAATTCCCGTTTCTAATGCCTTACGTTTTTCAACATCATCATAAAATTTATAATTAAAATTAAAAATCTTTTTTCGAGCGATCTCTAAAACTTCCACATCACTTAATTCATATTGAGCGTCAATTAATTCCTCGAATGCTAAATTATGGCAAACTCCACAGATAGTTTCAGTGTTTTCGGCGAGTACCGGATTTTGCAAAGTCAATAAATAGTTTGGCAATTTTAATTTACTGAACATTTTCATCACCTTCTTTAACATCTAAATTTTTATTAATATTAAAATCTTTAATGCTAGTGTTTGAGTCTAATTCAAGTAGTTTCATGATGTCCTCAAAATCCTCGTATGGAGCAAACTCAACACTCGCATTTAATCCGAATTTTTCATTTAATTCTTCAATTGCTTTTTTACGTTCGCTTAACCAAATATTTCTAGACGCGATAACCTGCTGGTTATTTGCGTTTACTTCATCCGCCACTAATCTTTCTTTTTTATCCATATTCGCATTTTCAATACCTAAAAATGTCATACATTCGCGCAAAATTGCTTGTTTCATGCCGTGTAACTCATCCGCAATAAAAGGTGCGTTCGTCTGTAGTACATTAATATCTTCCGTTCTAAATCCTTTTGACGTGAAAATTGTTTGCACACCTTGTAAAATCTTTTTTATAAAAACTTTGAATTGTTGTAACATTCTCCTATCACCTGTAATGATATACGGTGTCCATTGCATTGTTAAGTTTTGATCCATTGTTCGACTTGTTAAAGCTAATTTTTTAGCATAAAAATTTAAGTATGGGAATAACCCAACATAAAGAGGACTGTTTTTCATAACTACACATTCTTCACTTGTTAACGTCTTTTTCACAAGTGGACTTGTAGAAACAGTGTGGTATTCTGTTGGTAGGGTATAGTGGTTTAACTTTCCACCTAATGTGATCTCGCTACAAATTAATCCGAGTCTTTCATCATCATAAAAACCGATATAGCCACGCGTTTGTAAAACATACTCTAAATAGAACGTATTAATAGATTCCGGAAGATCTTTATATTTAAACATGTTTAAACTCAACATTTGTAAGTACGTATAATAAATAAAATCCGCTTCTCCATTGTTCATTGTTGCAATATCAACCGCGTTTCTACAATAATCTGTGAACGAACTAGTATCATTTAATAAATCCATCTTAATCATCTCCTTTACTTATATGCTAAATAAAAAAGGTTGAACTGTCAACCTTTTATATTAATGCACTTTTTTATCTTTATAATTTCCGAACTTATCAATCTCTGTCATATTATACATTTCTCCATTTGATTTAGAATAGTCACCGATATATTTTGTGTGCCATAAAGTCACACCATTGTCAAATACGCGTTTTATTTTTTCCAGGTCGCTCGGATCTATACCATCACCACTAATGTTACACTTAACAGTTTGTATATAATTCCATGATATTTTAGAATGTAAATTGGGATAGTCAATAACATTTGTAGCATAACCACGCATATCCCATACTTTGTTTAATCTTTCTAAATATTCATCTGTAGGCTTGTACGCATATATTACTAATGTATTAAGATCTAAAGATAGTATTCGCATTAAATCATTTGAGCCGGTTACAATACTGTCGGCAGTTGCTTGAGCGTCGTGGATTTTAGCATTGTACGTATCAATTGCGTTTTGAATGTTAGTTTGATTTTGATAGCGTGTTGTTAACTCTCTTAGTTGGTTACTAATAGCGGTTGATTGTGTATTTGCACTTGCTTGTGCGTTTGCGTTTGCAAGTGCATTTGCGTTTTGTAAATTCGTTTGTTTAGTATTAATTTGATTTTGCATGGCTGTTTGTCCAATTCCTAAACCAGCACCAACTAAACCACCAACCGCACCGCCAATATTACCTGTTAAGGCGCTTGTAATACCACCACTTAATCCACCAATTGCACCGATACTAGCGTTTATCATATTCGACTTATTGTGTAAATCATTTAAACTACTAGCTAAATTTGTGTTTCTTCCGACAGTACTCAAATTTAAATTATTTTGAATACTTGTTTGTGCGCTCATTGCATTACCTGTTGCACTGGCAATTGCTGAGGCTGTTTCATTACTACGTCTAATATTTGACAGTCCTACATTCATAGAGTTTCTTGACGATTGCATTAACATTGCCGTAGTATCGTTTATAATTGGGATTGAAAGCTCATACGAACTTTCAAAAGAGTTATCCATATTTATAAGTGTAGATTTTCCAATCTCGTCATAAGTTTTATAATTCTTAGGAATAATATTAATTTTGCTAGATGATGGGTTTCCAACCATCACAAATTTAATATCATAAGGATCATTCCATAATTCATTTTTAAATATTTTATTAACACCATTGTTATTACTAATCATTAAGTAGCTATATGGATATGAGTATAGTTTACTGTTTTTATTATATCCTATAAATGCCTCTATACTTCTACCTAAATCATATATGGGATATTCATCATCATTATTAAAATACATATTATTCATTGTCCCACTTAGAATTTTAAGGCAATCAATATCACCTTCATGCACTCCATTGAAATGATTAGATACAACACTTAATACACCATCAACAACTTTTAAACCGGGGATGGAATCCGTAACAATAATACTAACACATTTACCCACAAGTTTTTCATTCTTACGAATGTGATCCAATGTCACGCTTAAACCTGTAAGTGTTGTATAACTGTTACCACTTACACCATTTCGCATTGTTTTAACATCATTTCCATTATGTTTCGAAAAAGGAAATATGTAATAATTCAATGGTGATGGTGTTCCAGCCTGTCCACTCGTATAACTATCATTCCCAGCAAAATCGCATGTCATGGCTATAACCGCGAATGAGTAGTTTTGCATAGGGTTAATGATTGCTTGATTTGTTGAAACTAAATCAGTCCCAAGCTCTATATTTTCATGTTGTGTGTTAATACATGGGCGTCTACGGTTGTCAATATTTTTATCAATATACCACTGCGGTCTATGTTCATATGCAATAAAACTAGGTAGAAAATTCTTTTCAATTTCAAAACGCCATGTTTGTATCACATCCGTTTCAAAAGAAATACTAGTTGCATTATCATTTAAATAACCTAAACTTGAAATAAAACAATAAATCCATTTTGATTTGTTCCCCGTATCACCATTCCTATATATCATATAATTATATAATCTTAAATTATCATAAGACCCGTCCACAACTACAGTTCCATCTTTTCTTTGATAGGTGTAATTTTCAAAAACAATATGATCATAATTATTTATAAAAAAATCAAATTGTTTTTCGGGTGTATCGAATGCACCCCAAAAAGTGTTATTCATTGCGTCAATTTCTAAACCTTTTAAAAGATAAATCTTGCTTTGCGGTGTGAATTGACTGTTTACGACTCCTATACTCATCTTAATCATCTCCTTTTATTTTATCTTATTAAAAAATAGTTGAAACTTCAACTATTTTATTTATCTTTGATATAATCATAAATTTCACGCGCTTTCGTTCCTCGTGTTGGCTGGTTAGGGTCGGCGGGTCTTTCATAATTGGCTAGAAATTCAATCGCTAATGTGTATGGGTCGGCGGTAGATTTTGAAAAGCTTGCAAAACTTTCGGGGTAGGTTGCTGTAGCTATCCATTGTTGATTGTTTTCCATTTCCCATTGAATTCGCTCACACTCACCAATTCCAAACTTTGAAACATCCGGATAATATCCCTTTTCTTTTAGCCAGTCAATTATCTTTGTCCAAGGTGTCCATTGGACCAAACCATACCCCCTAGATGAAACCGGTTCGGCGAAAGGTATATCACCCTCCCAACGATTCGGGTTAACAGTCGATTCAAAATAAGAGTTACCTAACATTCCAGCAACCGCATTTGCGGTCCAACCCTTAGCCTTGAAAAACTGCCAAAAAGCAACCCAATTTTGTCTAGATTCATCTTCCGTAAGCGGTCGAGTGTTATTAATATCACCAGGAATAAACCATTCATTTGTTGGGGTTGGCGGTTCGGGTTTGATCTCTTCTTTCGTTTTATAAAATCCTAAATCAATCCCAAAGCCATCTAACATAAAATAATGTTTTATGTATTTATAACTTGGCCCTGGTGGTGTTGGCGGTTGACCACCTTCAAACGTTTTCCACGGTTGCCCGTACCCGTTAACAATGTTTGTATCATTCACATAAAATACTTCCGTCGGTAAAACTGAACCACTTAACGCATAACATTGATTGCCATAGTTACATGTCACACCATAATAGACGAGTCCGGCATTTTGTGTAAATGTTTGGTCGATATGACAGTGGTCACCAGTTGCATAACCAGCCTCACCCGTGTGATAAATAAGATCACCTTGTTTATATTGTGTTGCGGTTGGTGGGTTTGGGTCATGCGTAAAACTAACAGTAACATAGGTTAATCCGTTTGGCGTCCATACGGGATTGTCGGAACTATAGGCGCGTGTATTACCTACACTATCACTATAGGATAAATGACAGCTAAATGGAGCGTAAACGGGTACACGTACCTGCCCACTAATAGCATTATCAAATGGATGCCCACAGCAGTGCGACTCGGCTGTAGGACTTGACCATTGAGTTATGTTCATAACTTCCATAGGAAATAAGCAAACTTCATGTCCATCATGTACTAATTTCTGACCGGCTTTCATAAATTCAACTCCTCCTCTAATAATGTTAACTCTTGTAGTTTACGTTTACAAATGTTATAGCGCTCATAATCTACATTCTTTAATATGTGCATGCATTGCATGTAAAATTCTATGTAAAAATAAACACTTAAACCTTCCGGTAAACTGTATGGAATATCTTCCGGTTTTTTCATTTTATAAATACTCGACAACTCACATTCTTTACTTTTCATGGTTACCTCCTAAAAATAATAGCAAGTATTAAATACTTGCTAACTTACACGTTTCCAAAAATAAACACTATAATATGGCTGCATTAATGATATTTTTTCTGATCCACTTTCACCAGGTCCATGTGAGTGTACACCAATTGTTGAACCATTTTGTTGTAATAATGCACCATAATCAAGAAATGACAATTCTTTCTTTGTTAACATGTGTTTATACTCACCACCAGTATCATTCACATCAAAAGTCTGTGTATTTGATCCGTCACTTCCGGAACCAACACCGACAAGTGTTCTACCTTGTGCGAACTGTTCCCAAATACCTTTCAAATAAGTACCAGGATTAGTACTAGTTAAACTGATATAAACAGATCCAACAGGGTAAATAGAATCTAGAGTTGTATTAATTAACTCTGTCAATTCTTCTTTAGTTGTTGTAAATTTTGTGTTTGTTTCTTCTTTAAAAGTATTAAAGGCTGTTTGGTTTTGAGAAATTGTTGTATTTGTTTCACTCTTAAAAGTCGCTAAATCATTACTAACAACATTAATTTTAGCATTGATCGCGTTTTCTTTTTCCTGCCAGTCTTTATTGGACTGATTTTGTATGATTCCTTCAATTTCAGCGTCCAACTGTGTTTTATTTTTCTGCCATTCAATATTAAATTGTTCTGTTGTAGCTTGTTTAGTTGCATTAATAGAATGTTGTAGTTGTGAGTCTACAACATCATTCCATTGTACTACTACATCATCCACAGCTTTTATAACCCATTCGATATAACCTTGTAATTGATTAATACATTGGTAAATATTCATACCTGTATTAAATGCACTTACATATTGTTGCGCGAGATTTATACCGCTTAACTTTAATTCACTATATTTCGGTAAAATATTTTGTAGTTTATCATCATCAATAATACCCATATTACTTACCTCCGTCGTTATATCCGATTAATTCTTTTAGCTTGTCCGGTAATATATCAGGATTAATCTTTGAAATGTTTTCAATAATACTAACAACCTCCGTGACAATCGCATATGTACAAATCACCGGCACTAAATCAACACCAAACGGAAGAGTTAGAAAACTTTCAGCATAATTAATCGCAATGCCTAACGTGTAACAAAAGATAAAACCAACTTTTTTAAATAGTCCATCTCTTAACTTATTCGACTTAATATGCTCGCCATTCCTAAGAGCTCCAACAATTCCAGTAATAAGATCCAAACCATTAAAAACTAACGCTACTAAAATGATTTTCATTTTAATCACCTCTTTCTTTTTCTATAATAATAAAAAATAGTTGAATGTTCAACTATTTTTAAACAAAAGAAAAAGAGTTCGTGATTGAACTCTTTTTCCGTGACTATTAGAATGAAAGGAGGACTCAATATCCATACATATAATAACAAAATTAAGCGTTATATACAACCTTAATTTTACATGTTACATTAGAATTTGTATCTTTAACAGTGACAGTTGCTAAACCTTCACTAGTAATTGCTGGTAATCCTTTAATGGTTACATGTCTTAAATCATCACTTAATGTAGCACTAACCATAGTTGACTCGTCTGACGTTGCCGTTAAGCTAATTTGTGCGTTTAATCCACTAGTCTGTACTGTAAATGGTACTGTTACACTACCATCTTTTTTAACCTGTACTACTTGAGGGTTAGAATAAATTGCCGTAACTTTTTCCTCAACAGTTCCGGATACGAACGCAATTGCGTTTGCAAATCTAGAAGTTGCGATACCCTCCCAGTGATGCAAGAAATAATTCCAATATAAGCCTTTAGCATTATACGCAACACCTACACTATACTTTTGGTCGAACACACGATAAATTTCTGAGTCGCATACAATAGCCTCAATCGTACCTTGTGCCGTACTTGGTAAAGTTGGCAATACTAATACATGAGTTTTGAATTGTGCAAACTCTAATTGGAATGTTTGAGCCAACCAATCAATATTTAAGTAACTATTGGTTTTACCGTTTAAGATGACATAAATGTCATCGTATTCATTTTGTTTTGTAACTGCCATAGCGTTATATTCGTTTGTTGGCTCAGTTAAATAAGATACGTATTCTGTAATTTTGCGAGCTAATTCTTTAGCTGTGTCCGTATCTGTTACAGCATCCGTATTTACAATTTTCATGTGCCCGTTTTCATAATGAGTAACTAAAGCTGATTTCATATAGTTATAATCGTCTTTGTTGTCACCATTATACATAGAGTCAACAATACGAGCGATCAAACTGTTTACACCATCCCATGTGACAAAATACTTGCGTAAATCATCATCCGTGATAGTTGCTGGATAATATGATTTTCTGTTTACTACGTAGAAAGCTGTTTTAATATCCGGTAAACTACGTTTAAATAATGTGTTCTCCGCGTCCGCTTGATTGTATTCGTGCTCTTTAGCGCACTCAACGAAATATTCTTCCATAGTATAGCCTAAAGGCATGTTCTCCATTTTAAATGGTGCTAGTTTATTTGTTAAAATATTTCTGTGTGCAATCACTTTACCAACACGTGTTGCTAAATTCATAAACTCAACACCTAAAGTATCCGGATATTCTAGTAAACCGCTCATAAACTCTAAAGAGCTTGTTTCGTTTGGGTCGCCAATTGTACTTTTAAAATTGCTTGAGCTTAAATTATACATTGCACTGGCAACTTCTTGACCAGTTGGTTCATTCTCTAAACCTAAATCATTTTGAATTGTTTTTGCAACATCTTTTCCCGTTGTCCTTGACATATTAATCACCTCATTTTTCTATACGCCTAATTTACGTAAATCTAAACCTTTGTGATGTGGTTTATCATCCTTTGGCTTTTCAATTCCAATTTGCATAAATAGTTTTGAGTTTGCTTCCGTTAACGTTGTATTTTTATCAACTAAACTTTCATTTAATGTTTTTAACTTATCCAACTCCGTAAAAGTTTTTTCAACTTCTGCTCGCATATCATTTAAAATAGTTGAACGTTTAGCTTGATCTTCAACCGTTAACACTTCAGTGAACTTACCTCTTAGTTCATCCCTATCCATATGTATACACTTCCTTTCTCCTTTAAATATATTATATCAATATTATAAAGTCAATAATAAATAAAACCCTCTTTTACGAGGGTTTCATAAATATAGGTTGTAAAGTTTAAAGTGTTACCAGCTAGATTACTATTCCTAACTATGTTGTTAGCACGTTTCACCGCGAGTAAGCCTAACATACATGTCTGATTTCCGTTCTTTATTCCTTACGTCATCATATTAACATATTATTTATTTTTTTCCAAATCTTCTTTAATTTTATTTTTTACATATTTACTAAATTTTTTAGATTTCAATAGTCCTTCAATATAATCGACCACTTCAATTTCATCTTTATTTACACATACACAATATTTATTTACGTGGTCCCGATACCATTTATTTCGGTTTTCTTTTGACTTCTCACTCATCATATTTATTACCTTCTTTAGACCATGCTAATGGTTTTCCTAATATATAGGTATGAACAAATTCATTTGTCTCATGATTGACAATACGCCAGCCGTCTTTTAGATATTCATTCAATGCGTCTATATCTTTTCTGTACGCTGAATAATCATAATCTTTTATACTTCTTACAATTACAACTTTATTTTTCAACGGAGGACTTCCAAACATAATTTCATTAAATTCTTTTAATCTTTTATCACACTCTTCAAAAATTCCACCGTTTTCATAAGTTAACAACTTGTATTGTAGTTCATCAACATCTTTTCGTAAGATTTTATTTTCATTACGTAAATTGTTGTAACTATAATCTATAATCAAGCCAACGAAAACAACAATCACTATATTTAATAATAAATTCATAAATATCACTCCTTTATAATCCATATAAATATTAGTAGCATTCCTATTGCATAAACAGTGAATAGAAATGTTACACTCAAACAACATAAACCCATAATTAAATATTTTATTATTACACTTAAAACACTTATCACCTTATCGAACTCCTTACCTGCTTTTAATACTGAATTGTCTATCAACTAACACGATACCACCGGGTACATGTGTTTTCTTTAAGCAGTCATTAATAACATTACCAACTCTAAAGTTATCATATGTTACATTCTGTTTAGCCTTTTGTGTCATACCAGCACATTTAACGTTTAAATAATAGCAAACACCCTCACGAATGTAATACAGCTTATCTTTACAATCGTTTTCACTAATAAATTCTTGCTGGTGCTCCACATACTCCTTATAAGATACTTCAATTTCTTCAACATAAGATTTTGCGCCAATGAAATAAGAACGATTAAATACAGATTCTAGCCCCCAATAACCTAACTCTTTATCGTCAATAATGTCCTTTATTGCGTCCGGTATTTCAGTTCCTACTAAGTGTATTGAATCCGTGTCAATATAAGCAACTCTATGTATACCTACCTTTTGAGCTGTACTTATCGTATATTTACGCGCGTATGCGGTAACAAATTCACCATATGGGAGATAAATAGGATCACGAAATTGTTCATCAATAACCTCTTTAACCTCCCCATCTTCATAAGTAGTATACATAGGGTCGTGAAGTCTTAATACTCCATCATCTTTATCAATAAATGGAATTTTAGGTGTTACATTTGGATTCGTTGCAAATTTTCCATATACTGAATTTAATTGTCTTTTTGCAATAAATCTTTGTGCACCTTTAGAATTCTTTTTAACTTCCATCTGTTCATCAATAAACTGTCTAGCCATACCTACACACCCCCTAAATTTATATCCATTAATGAACTCTACATCATAAATATCATATTGTTCATTAAATAATTCCCAATCAACACTTGTTACAGTCATTCTCACAATATCACCGTTTGAGCTGTCAACATATTTTTTACTACCAAAAAATCTAGAAAACTTATCTAAACTAATGCATGGTATATGGTCCTTTTTAATATCAAAAGCAAAACTCACAACACCAACCCATAACGGGTATTCATCATCCTGTTGATATTCACCATCAAAATAAACAGGTGTATCATACGGCAATAATTCATAATACATACGACTAGGAAACAAAGAGTTTACGTCAAATACTATCCCCTGTCCTATTTCCTTTTCTTTTAGTTCCGGATTTGCCCAAACAAAACCACCACTATAAGCCGGCCTTAAATCTGTATCAACATTCATTTCTAGTGGCGGGAATATCTTTTCAAATGACATAGGTAATGTTTTCTTAAATGCGTCAAAACTACAACTTGTAGCTGTCATTTTATTAAATCCAAGTTTAAAACATTCGTTTAATGCCATACCTTCAATATCAATATCATTGAAAAGATAATCAACTTCATGTGGTGTTAGCTCGTGTCCAACCTCACGTTTAGTGTTATAATCTAACTTTAATTTTCGTATTGGTAAATTAAAATCATGTGCGATCTTCTCGATACTAAACGGAATTAATTTAAAACTATCCCATATTGTAGTTTTTGTTGAACGATAAATTGAATGTTTCCACCATATTTCAATGGAATACCACAAACCAGTATTAGAGATTATTGTTTTAAAACACCCTGTTTTAGGTTTATCCGAATATTCATAACCATTTGATAATAACCAGTTCACAATAAATTCACCATCAAAAGCCAAATTATGAAAATATAATTTACGTGTTTTCTGTTTACACCATTCAATGAAACCGTCAATACTATTTCCATATTCTTTTATACTTGAATCACTGACAAAGCTTGCGCCCCATGCCCAAACTCTACAATCTAAAGGGTCAGTCGTAGTCTCAAAATCGCAAGCCCAAATTTCTTTAGGCTCTTTTTTCTTTGACATACTACAACCCCCTTTACATTATTTATACTTAACAGCGCCACCACTAACATAGGCACGTCCAGTAAATACAGCTAAACTATCTTTTACATCACTCATATCTGTTCGTATATTTTTACTTAATTGTTCATTAACAAATTTTTGATTTTGTGTGTACTCTCTTGACATATCTATGTAATTGAAAACTGAAACCGCCTTACGCTCTTGGTAGAACCATTGTAATAATTGTTTATCTGATAATGATTTTATATCTTTGATTAGTTGTTTACCTTCCTTTTTGGTGATATTGCCACCTCTTATTTGTTCCTCAATTGCGGTTTTATAATTACTTCTAAGATTTTTAATCTTTTGGTTTTCCTTCTTTGTATTCTTTTTCAAATTTTCAATTCGTTTATCCAATTGTTTAGGATAACGATACGATTGAATATTCACATGATGAACCGGCTCAAAAAATCCACCACGATCATCACGCAAAGTTGACCTAGCATTTTTAACACTTATAGGTGTTACAATACCGCCTTTTGTCTCATTCAATTTACTCAGTCCGACGGACTTTGAAAGTTGTCTCCTTTGCTTATTTTGCTTATCAATTAATTTGTTGGCTTTTTCAACATCATTTCGATTGAAAACAACACCGTATTGATTTTGAATATAACGATTTTCTTTGTTGAACTTATCAATTGAACGTAAATATTTATTAAATTCTTTACGATCATTGAAATCCTTTATTGTACGAATATCATTAAAAACAACATCCTGCCCCATGTTTTGGGCTTTTGTTGCTGTACGTTTAGCACTTGCTATTGCGTTACGTAACCGTTTAACGTCTTTTGTTGACTTCCTCATTTTAGCCATTTTAAACACCCCCATTTTAAGTTAAAAATAAAAGGGTGTTTGGCTAACACCCTTATTTTATTAGGCTATTTAACAGCCATGCTTAAATATTTATTTGAGCTTGAGTTTGATTTTTTCTGAATAATTGTGACACATACCGGTTCTTTTGTCCAATCATAATTGAACACTTGTTTTAACTGTTTTAAGCTTTGTAAGAAAGGTTTACTATTAGTTGCATAAGCTTTACCGTCCTTATCAATAACAGTAATTAACTTGCTACAGATAAACTCACCTGTTTTTTCATTTTCTTTTTCTACATCTTGCACAATGTACCCAGTTAACCATAAATCTTTACCTACTTGATCGCTTAAACCTTCCGCATTGTTAACGGCGTTGAATAAATTCACACGTTGTTCGTGTGTCATATCCTCAGTTACAACTAATCCTGTATTTTCCATTGCTACTACTTCATTTGTTAAATTTTCCATATTAATTTTTCTCCTTTTAATTTTAACATTGCTTTTTTAATTAAATTATTTCAAGTTGTTTAATTTTGAAATCAGCATAACAATACTTTTTACAACCTATACGCTTTTATAGAAAAGTCATAACTCATAAACATTTTACATGTCGCACCTCCAATAATTCATCAATTTGCATATTTATTAATACAAACCACATAACTAACATTATGATTAATAATATAATGAAATTTATGTATCTGTTTGACACTTTATAATATTTGAAGTTTCCTTTACAGTGCTGATATATTTGGTATACAGATAATAACACCCAAATTATGAAACTTGCAAGGATTAAATTACTAATCATAATTATATCCTCGTCTTTCATTTTCTTGAATCATATCATTAAGAGATACAACACCTTGAAAAACTTTTCGTTTAAATAATGTTAACGCCTCATATTTAAACGAATATGAGCCTATAATGGACTTTGAACCTAATTTACAAATATCCATTCTTATTAAGTGTCGTCTTTGATATACAAGATGAAAGGCTAACTTATAATTACATAAATACGTTTCAACAACATCAACAATCTTATTAACATTATCCATAGTTAGATCACTCGGATAATGTCCATGTTTATATATTCTACTCATTCTAAACACTCCTTTAAATAATGAGTTAGCTTATCAGCAAATTTCGATAACTCTTTTCTTTACACTCATAGTATAACACAAGTATTCTAGAATACAAGTATTTTTTGAATTTCACATAATCCACTACGGACCCACGTGGGTCATTGTGTTAGACAAAGCTAACTAGAACCATGTGAGGTTGGCTGGTGTGGTGTGGTGTTAGACATGACTAACTAAGACCGCGTTTAGTTCCTCAGTGTGGTGTTAGGCGGTGCAATAGTTAGACATGACTAACTAAGACCGTGTTTAGTTCCTCAGTATGGTGTTAGGCGGTGCAATAGTTAGACATGACTAACTAAGACCGCTTTAGTTCCTCAGTATGGTGTTAGGCGGTGCAATATATGTTCGTGTACTGTGAACAGGTGTTCAGCAATGGGGAACAATG